TCCCGCTGATAATAAATTAATATCACCTTCACTACCTTCTTGAGATAGTTGTCCTAGAATATTAGCACCACCTGATAACAACATTCTTTTACCCATTGTACTACCAAACATACCGGCCGTTGGTCCAAATACAGGAGCAAACGCAGCTAGGTATGGTAATGCTGGTTTAATCTCATTAGGTACTATCTTATCTAATACCTTTGCAACTGGTTTGAAAATTTTCTTAAGTAATCCCATAGTTTCTCTTTATATTGTCAATATTGAAGCAAGTGCGCAAAGCTTGTAAATAGGCGAGTGTATCACAATTTACAAGGTTTTTATACATTCGTCAATCGCTGATGTTAAAGCCAGCGCCTATCTTTATTTCTTCTACAGTAACATTAACATCCCTTCGTATATGTTCTGATTTAGTAGGTGTATTAGCATTTTGAACATCTGCTAAAGCCTCTGCATCTGACATATATTCTTGGCCTGTTTCTGTGTTGGTTAAAGTTACCTCTGTTTTAGGTGTAATTACTGGCACTCTTTTACCATTAATTGTCTCATACCTAACAGAAGCTTCTGTTTCGATAAACGGCATTATCTGTCCTCCCTGTTTATTTCTAATATAGATGCAATAACATCTACTTGACCACTGCTTGCTTGTACCTTTAATATTTCACTTTCTTGCATAATTAAAGGTTCACTTAATACTTGTTCTTTTTGATTGGCACTTAAATTAATATCATTGTCTATTACAAATGCTGTGCCTGCTGCATTAGTTAATGTTGCTTTAACAACTGCTGCACCAGCATTATCTTCCACTACTAATAAAGATTTTACAATAGCTCTTGAGTTTGATGGCACTGTATACAAAGTTGTATTATCAGTGTTAGTTAAACTTACTTTATCATTTTTATATATATTTGCCATTATCCTAAACCTAACCAAGTAAATCGTTCTTGGTCTTCTTTTTGTTGTGTTAAGTATGTAGAGTTTAATTGTTCAATAATATTAGTTAGTGCCTTATTAATTTGTCTTTGATTATCTTCGCTATATTCTTTTTTAGGTTCTGGTAATCTTACTACAACTTTTGTCATTAACCTCTCCTTCCATCAGGTTGTAGGTCTACTTGAAACGTACCAAATCTCCACGATTCAGCTACACCTGTATTTTCTATTTTTATATTTGCATACCTTCCTCTAGCTCTTGTGTCAACTTTAGTTGTAGTTGAATCAATAACAAAAGGACTTAATGCTGTTTCCTGATCGTCATCAGCAGGAAAATCTTTTATTGATAACGTAATTTGATTGTTACCAGTTAATACTTTAAAGTTAGGTAAAAATCTACGCATAGCTAAAAAAATTTCACTTTGATCTTTTTGTAAAGAAAAACTAAATGATTGTATAAAAGATGTTAGAGCAGTTACACTACCATCTGGATTAACTTGATCTGTTCCTATCTCGTGTTCAAACAACACTGTTTGACCTAATCCTGTTTCACCAATAACAGATGGAAAGGTTCCTGTGTTAGAACTATTATATGCTGTTGCATATGGTTTAGGATATACAAGAGAATCAATCCAAGTTGTTCTAATTGAATTTGTATTTGTACCAGTATACCAATTACCCATAGGTAATTTTGCATTGTTTTGACCGTAGTTGTAAACTACATATCTATTATTAAAATCAGATCCAGATGTTGGATACCACCATACCACTTCTGTAAATAAGTTATTAATACCTGCGTTTACTTGTTGACCTTTTGTAGTATTAGCATTGTCATAAACAAAATCTTCAACAGAACAAGGTAATGTGTTTACCGTACCATCAAAAGAGAAGAAACCATTATTACCCATCCAATAAGCAACACCATCAATTTCTATAGCTGCATTTTTACCAATCAATCCACAGTTAGTTCCAACTTGTTCAAATCCAAATGTAAAAGGTGCACCTACAAATTTCATTGTATACAATGCATTATCAGTCCAAACTAGAATGTTTTCTTTTGCAACTAGACCTCCCATAATTTTTGTACCATCTTGTAGTCTTTGTGTGCCGGCTGTATTAGTTGCTTGTGGTGTATATTTATTTATACTTTCATCTTCAGAAAATCTTATAAACATATCATCTTGTGATGATGGTGTCCCAATAGTTACTTCTGTTCCAAGATGAATT